GTTTCCCAGTCACGATCGTGATCGTCGTCATCTTCCGAGTCGTCAGGCTGCTCAGACTCGTCGTCCTCGCCCTCTGCTTCTTCCTCGTCTATCTCAGATTCTTCTGCTTCAAGCTCTTCGCCCTCTGCTTCCTCCTCTTCGATGTCATCGATTACGATCTCATCTTCGGCTTCTTGCTCACCAAGTTTCTTACCCATGTTTGACCCCTTAACTTTACTCACCCAATAGTGCGGTTGGGTGGATACCGCTATTTGTAAGACGTTGGATTTGGGCTCAACGCCTCACGAAATTCTATTCTTGCACGTCAGACCCTGGTACGTCTTGTGGCGTAACTCTTGGTCCCAAGGTCTCAATCGTTTTTATGGCGCGTTCTTGCTTCTTATCACCGATGTCCACTAATGTCTCAGCAGTCTCAGCTCGCGCCTTGTCAGCTCGCGCCTGAGTGTAAATCGTATCAGCTTGGTTCTTAATAGCTTCAGACTTCTCTTTCACAGCAGCGGCTTGTAAGTACTCATCTTGGGCAGAAGGCTTAGCATTCGCCTGCTCTTCAGCAAGTTCCTTAGCTTCTTGTTCAGTGGGTTGTACAACACCCATACGAAGAAGCTTCTTGCGGAAGTAGGCACGAACGTCCCCAATGCCCTCACCTTCCATATTCATAATCGCCATCGCGCTAAGCACGTTGAGAGTCTCAGGATCTTGTGTAACTCTAGCCATGTTCGTAAGCGCTCGGACCGTGGCTGCGCGCTTAGTAGAACTAGACGGCCCGACTTCTACTATAACATCAAACTTAGCCTGTGATAAATCATTTTCGTATTCTATTTCACCGGAGTCTGTGACTATTGGGCGAAGCAGCTCTATTCGTTCCATCTCGCCTTGGTTGCCCACAGCTTTCATGACACGGCCTTCTTCAACTAAAACCTCTTTCGCCATGCTCAACCAGATCTCACCACAACGTCGCATAGCTTTAGCCATGTTGCTCATATAGATGAACGTCTGCATGTCAAGGCGGTTTTGTATGAGGCTCGCGGTCTCGGTGGATACGTTACCTTGGATCTCTTCACCAGCTTGTTGGTTACCTAGGAGGTCTTGCATGTCCTCTTCAGTAATCTGTAACAACGCAGCCATAGCTGGTGGGATCTGAGGTGGCTTGGTGTAACCGATCGGGCCCGACGCCACCTCGTTACCATTCACATCAGTGATTGGGTTGATAAGTAGGTAAGGGAAGTTCTTGATGTTATCTTCTGACCACATCGTCTGGTGACCAGCAACTTGTTCTGGTGTGAGGATGGGCTTCTCAACAGAGGACAAGGCACTGATCTCACCGAGCTTACTGAGTTGCATGTTCTTCAGGCGTTGAGCATCTTTTGATAGGCGGACGTGGCCCATGCATCTCTCAACGTTATCAACGAACCAACGCTTGCCGTAAACTGGGACAACTGGGATGTACGATCCGGCGATGTAGCCACAGTCCTCAAGAATCTTGCTGCCTGACATGATGTACTTGTGAACACGCTTCTTCTTGATGCGTTTGATACGGACTTCCTTTGCACCAATTGCTTCGAGGCGTTCTATCTCGTCTTCGAGTTGACCATCAGTGAACCGCTTCTCAGTACCGTCGATCATTTCCCAAACATGGATAGTCTCACGCTTCTCTTCGACCTCATAGTATTCAGCAATATACACGACGTCCGGCGTTAACCAATCAAACTCGCATTGCTGAATATCCTTAGACCAAGAAGCAGGGTTGTCGCCCCATTCAGCTAAGTAGGCTTCGTGAGTCATGCTTGTTAGAACGAAGCAGCGTTTGGCATCGGCTTTGTCTTGCCGTTTAGCTTGAAGATCGAAGAATACAGAACTGTCAGCATCGAAGATGGGCTCAATACAGATACGTTGACGCTCATCATCAGGGTCTTCGTCATCTTCGTACTCAGTGCGTAATCGCCAAGCACCAAAGCCACCGGCAACCGCTTCCTCAAACGCGTTGTCGTAAGCTTCCTCTGCACCTGAGTCTTCTTCATCTGCTCGGTAAAGTCCGTCGCACGTATCAGCTAAGGAGTCATCTTCTGTACCATCCTTGCTAACGAAGTCAACAGTGATTCGGTTGTTGCGATACTCGTTGATGATGCGAATGACTGATAGGTGTATTTTATTCACTTCGAACTTAGGTTTATTCTCAAACTGCTCACCAAGAGGACCTTCCCATTGGGCACCTGATATCGAATAGAACCGGCGATCTTGGAGGCATTGAAGACGTTCATCGCACAAAGCTGACTGAATGTTATCGAACTCAGTCAATGCGTCGTAGTGCACGGATGCGTGGCGTTCTTGTTTAGTTTGACGTGGCATAGTATCGCACCTTAGTAATGATTGATAGAAGCCACGGGCTTCACACCAGTAAAATCTTTCTTAGAGTTCACAGGCCAGATATGGTCTACACAATATCCGATGGCTGTGGTGACGTGTTGGTAGTCGCTGTCTTCTTCAAGAAACGTACTACCCTTCTTAGTTTGTACAGTTGCCAGACCTTTATGGCAGTACGGCGCTGCTTGAACGTTAACATATAGGCTCACCTCGTTCGCTGCGTTCTTGATCTTAGCGCGTACAGCATTCTGCCGGTCACGAATGGCAGGAGCTGCGGCCTTGACTCGGCGAGTTACATCCCAGCCGTTAGACTTGAGGACGTTCTCCATCTCAGTATAGTCAGATGCATGGCCGTGTTTCTCACCAGCTCTGCCCGCAGGGTCTCCGAATAGGAGTAGTTTACGGTTCTTATGGTTCTTGTATCGCTCACAGAACTCAAGGGCAGACTGCCGCGCAATAGCCGACGTCAGTATGATCTCATCAAGCAAGTACAAATCAGTCTTGTCTCGAACAACACCAACGGCTGAGCTCATGGGAGTGTAATTGAAGTCGTGCATCCAAAGCAGTTGTTCATGCGGCTTAATCGTTTCGGTTGTGTGATTATCAATGGAGTAGTCTTCGTATATCTTACCAGAGGCGGTTTCGAATGACGCTTCGTATTCTTGTTTATATTGGCGGGCTGACATCCGGCGCTTAGCAGCAGCAATAGTATCAGCAGGAAGAATGTCGGCGGAGTGCCAGGTAAATAGGTCCCAGTCAGGGTCGTTCGAGTTCTTCGCATATTCAGCCATCTCATAGTAGTGGTTGAGACCATCAGGTACACCGAGCAACCAACACCATGCGCGGTAATCTGGGTTTAGAGGGTTGTACGTGTCAAGTGCTGGTGAGATGTTCTCGTTCCAAGCACCTTCCTTTACATCCGCGATCTCATCGATTCCGCCGCCTGCCCAAAAAGTTCCCTCAATCCTTTGAGGTTGGTCAAGGCCTATTAGTGTAACCGAAGCGCGGTTGGGAAGCTTGATCGTCAGCTCAGACTCGGATATCGAGTCGCGAGGCAGCAACGGAGCGAAGCATAAGAGCTTCATATCTTCCCAATAAATCTTCTTGACCTGGTTCCGAGTAGGTGCCGCAATGAAGTACGGCTCACCAGGGTTTGCCATCATGATCTTAGCCATGAAGCGTTTGAATCTCTCAGTCTTGCCAGATCGTCTACCAGCAGGGACTACCTTGAACCGTGCAGGACTATTAATAAGTCGCAACTGTTCTGGGTGGTCCTTTAAGTCGTACCAACGTTGCATGCAGCGCAGTTGGGCAGGACTCATCTGCTTGGCTGTACTCATCCTGGTAGTTTACTCGCTAATTGTTTCATGACTTCAGTCAACGCGTCCGCTGTATTCTCGTCGGTACCTATAGTCTGGGACGCTAAGCGTGGTACGTAATAAGGTGCTGCGGCCTTAGCGGCGTCGATCTGTTCAGGTACTGTCGGCCAGTAATCTTCTTCGATCCACTCACGACGCTTTTCTTTCCCTTTGTTAGGACCGCGACCGTGGTAGATGATGTGTAGTTTCTTTTGTTTAAAGCATTCGCCGTTCGCAGCCTTAAGAAGTATCTCATGCGGGAGTAGATAACCTTCTTTTTGCGCCTTAGCGCGAGCGTCTACTTGAGCAGTCGCGTTGATCTTCTTTACGCTGCGCTTCGG